TGGAGTTGTAGGTGCAGATAAAGATGGTAATGCTTTATATCAATTTGAATTTGATGTAGAAGAATCGCTTTAATGAAAAAATATAAAATAGTACACAGAATAAGTGCCGACTTTATTGCTGAAGCGATTGTTAATGAAGATGAAATAGATATTTCAATAAATGATCTTAAAGAATACAAGAAACCTAATAGCAAATTTGAATATACTATGTTAAAAGGTACAGAAAGTGTAACTCAAACTAATTACGAAGAATATGACGAGAAGCCTGACAACAGCGATAAAAAACCAATTAGCAACAAATGATATTAGACCAATACATCTTATCACTATTGGGTTCAGTACTCCTGTTAATATTACTGATTGTTCCTTTTCGCTAACATCATCAGTTTCAGGCTCATCTGTTACTTACAACGCATCAGATCATCTAATAGGTATATCAGATTTTGCAGAGCAAATAGATGTAAGTAAATCTAGTATCAAATTAAGTTTATCTGGTGCAGAACAAACTTATATTTCATTAGTATTAAATGAAAATGTTATCAATAGTGAAGTAACTATTTATAGAGGATTATTAGATGATGATAATACTATCGTTTCTGACCCTTTTTTACTTTATAAAGGAAACATTGAAAACTTTGAAATAAATGAACAACCTAAAACAAGTTCATTAACATTATCTATCGTATCACATTGGGCTGACTTTAATAAAAAGAATGGTCGTAAAACAAATAACACATCACAACAAAGATTCTTTAGTACAGATGTTGGTATGGATTTTGCATCTCAAACAGTACAAGATATTAAATGGGGTAGAGAATAATGTTCGATATTATTTCATTATATAGAAAATATCCAAAATATAATAATTTACATGATGTTGATTTACAACATTATTTAAAACCAAGCATATATTTAAACCAATATAAAAAACATTATGATAATGATAAATTAATTGGATTTACTAATTGGGCTTACTTATCTGATAATGCTTATAATAATTTTAAAAAAACAGCTAAAATAAAATATACTGAATGGAACTCAGGTAATAATTTAGTATTTGTAGAATTTATTGCTATTAAAAATGTTAGAAGAATTTTTAAGTGGTGTATTAATATGGCTAATAAATTTAAAGGAATTAAAGATTATTTTACTTGGTTAAGAGTAGAAGATAATCAAATTAAAAGAATAATAATTAAGGATATATAATGGGTGGTGTAGTTAGTTCAGTTGTAGATGCTGGTAAGAAATTTGTAGGAACTGCAATTAGTGTAATTACAGGTGCAAATCCTATTGTATCTTTAGGTGTATCATTATTTTTAGCTTGGGTATTAAGACCTAAAACACCAGAAATTCCTGATTTTGGAACTAATGAATTTGATGATTTTGAAAGAGGATTATTAATTAATAAACAATCTAATGACGCAAACATTCCTGTAATCTATGGAGAAAGACTTACTGGTGGAACTAGAGTGTTCATGGAAACTTCAGGAACAGATAATACCTATCTTTATATGGCAATCGTTATGGCAGAGGGAGAAATTAACGATATAACAGAAATAAGAGTAGATGATAAAGTTGTTACATTTGCTAGTAGCTTATCAGATGGTACAGCAGTTGAAGTAGATAGTGGAGATAGTAATTTTTATAAAGCTGACCCAACAGTAGAGGGTTCGAGTGCAGAAAGTTTAATTAGATTAGAGCCTCATTATGGAACAGATGGTCAATCAGCATCAACTTTATTATCAACATTATCATCATGGGGAAGTAATCATAAATTATCTGGTCTTTGTTATTTNGCTNTNAGATTCAAATGGAACTCTGACGCATTTACAGGTATTCCAAAAGTACAAGCTAAAATACAAGGTAAAAAAGTTAAAACTTATAATGCAAGTCTAGTAGAACAATCAGCAAGTTATCAAACTAATCCAGCTTGGTGTTTATTAGATTATTTAACAGATACAAGATACGGAAAAGGTTTATCTACAAATGAAATAGATTTACAAAGTTTTTATGATGCCTCTTTAGTTTGTGAAACTCAAGTAACACCTTATTCTGGTGGAAGTGATATTAATATATTTGATTGTAATACTGCTATAGATACATCAAGACCAATTATAGATAATGTTAGAGAATTTTTAAAAGGTTGCAGAGGTTATCTACCTTACAATGCTGGAAAATATAATTTAGTTATAGAAACAACAGGTACAGCATCAATTACTTTAACAGAAGATAATATTATAGGTGGTTACTCATTATCTACACCAACAAAAAATGATAGATATAATAGAGTTATAGTTGGTTACATAGACCCTGATAGAAACTTCCAAGTTAATGAAGCACAATTTCCACCGATAGATGATTCAGGATTACCAAGTTCAGATCAACATGCAACAATGAAAGCAGATGATGGTGGATTTTTATTAGAGGGAAGATTTAATTTCACAACAATAACAAATCAGTATCAAGCTGAAGAAATGGCTGAAGTAATACTTAGAAGAAGTAGAGAAGCATTAACTTTAGGAATAAATGTTGATTTTAATGGTTATGATTTATCTATTGGAGAAATAGTAAATATCACACATAGTTCATTAGGATTTTCTTCTAAACCTTTTAGAGTTATTGGAATTACTTTTAATCAAGATTTAACTGTTGGTTTATCTTTAGTGGAATACCAAGCTACACACTACACATGGTCTTCAAAACAACAAGCAACAGCAGTTCCAACAACTAATTTACCTAATCCATTTACTATTCAGCCACCAGCAAGTGTTACATTAGATGATACTTTAATTGAATATAATGATGGTACAGTTATTGTAGCTTTAGATGTTAATATTGGTGCGAGTACAGATAAATTTATAGATTATTACCAAGTTGAATATAAATTAAGTACAGATTCTAATTTTATTATTTATGCACAAGGTTCAGGATTAAATCACAGAGTATTAAATGTAATTGACCAACAAACTTATGATGTAAGAGTTAAAGCTGTAAATAGTTTAGGGGTATCATCAACTTATGTATCAGCATCAAGAACGATTATAGGTGCGATTGAACCACCATCTGATGTAGAAGATTTTGCTTGTAATATTGTAGGACAAGAGGCTCACTTATCATGGACACAAATACCTGACCTCGATCTTGCATATTATCAACTTAGATTTAGTGAAGAAATAGACGGAACAGCAGATTGGCAAAACTCAGTTGCATTAGTTGAAAAAGTATCTCGACCAGCTACAAGTATTTCCGTACCAGCTAGGGCTGGAACTTATCTATTGAAAGCCGTAGACAAATTAGGAAACTTTAGTTCAAATGCTACTGCTGTCATTTCTAATGTTATAAGTGTACAAAACTTTAATTCTATTGCTACACAATCAGAACACCCTGATTTTTTAGGAACAAATACAAATACAGTTATTGCAGATAATACAATTAGATTAGATTCATCAGAATTGTTTGATTCAGCTTCTGGTTTATTTGATGATGAAACAACTAGATTTTTTGATTCTGGTGTTTCTAATGCTGATTTTTATGCAAGTGGTAATTATCTATTTGCAGATGTAATTGATATTGGTGCAAAACATACTGCAAGAATAACAGCATCATTAACACAAACAGCAGATAATCCTGATGACTTATTTGATAATAGAACAGGTTTATTTGATTCTGCTTCCTCTAACTTTGATGGAGATGTCGGCTCTAACTGTAATGCTCATATTGAGATTGCAACTTCTGATGACAATATTACTTATACTCCGTTCCAAAATTTTGTAATAGGAAATTATACTGCGAGATTTTTTAAGTTTAGAGTAGTTTTAATCTCAAGAGATTTAGCATCAACTCCAGTAGTTTCACAAGTAACAGTTTCTATAGATATGGAAGATAGAATATTTAGTGGAAATGATATAACTTCTGGTGCTGGAACTTACACAGTAACATTTACAAACCCATACAAATCTGTTAATTATGCTGTTGGAATAACTGGCGAAAATATGGCAACAGGAGATTATTTCACAGTTGCTAATAAAACAATTAACGGATTTGATGTTTCATTTTTCAACAGTTCAGATACAGCAGTATCAAGAACTTTTGATTATATTGCAAAAGGCTTTTAAAAGGAGTATAAGAACTTATGGCTCAACATGACATGAATATTGCTAACCAATCTTTTCCTAGTTTCAGGACAGATTTAAACAATGCACTTTCAGCTATTAATTCAATGCAATCAGGAACATCACGACCAAGTGGTGCAGTTGCTGGTACAATGTGGTTAGATACAACAAATGCAACAAATCCTGTAATTAAATTTTTTGATGGAACAGATGATATTACTTTTGCAACTATTGATTATTCAGCTAACACAATAGATTTTTCAGATTCATCAATTACGACTCCAGTTACAGTTACAGGAAGTGCCTCTGCTGGTGCAGAAATAAGATTACCAGAAGATACAGATAATGGCTCAAATTATGTAGCATTAAAAGCACCTGACTCTATTGCTTCTGATTTAACTTTAACTTTACCAAATACAGATGGCACAACAGGACAAGCATTAACTACAGATGGTTCTGGGAATTTAACTTTTGGAGATGTGGCATCAGATTTAACAGCAGTAGATTCAAACATTGTTCCTGACACAACAGATACTTACGATTTAGGAACTGCATCTTTTGTTTGGAGAAACATATACACAGGAGACTTACATTTATCTAACGAAGCAAAAGAACAAGGTAACTCTGTAGATGGCACTAAAGGTAATTGGACTATTCAAGAGGGTGCTGACGATCTATTTATTGTTAATAACAAATCAGGCAAAAAATATAAGTTCAAACTAGAGGAGATTTAACATGGCTTTTATCTCCAACGGCACAACCATATTAGACAATGGTGCATTTGATGTATCATTAGGTGGATTAGAATTTATATCAGAAGCCACAGCATCAGCTTCAGCTTCAATAGAGTTTACAAGTGGGATTGATAGTACCTATGATATTTATAAGTTTGAAATGGTCAATATTCATGCAGCAACAAGTGGTGCTGAATGGCAATTTAATCTATCCACTGATAGTGGTTCAAATTATAATGTAACTAAAACTTCTACTTCTTTTTTTTCAATCCATACAGAAGATGGTTCTACTGCTTTTGTACAATATAATTCTGCAAGTGATTTAGCACAAGGAACAGGCGATCAAGAATTAATTAGAAATTTAGCCACAGATAACGATTGTTCTTATTCAGGTTATTTATATCTTTTTCAACCTAGTTCAGACACTTATGTTAAGCATTATATAAATAGAGGAAATGGATTTAATACATCACCAACATCAATAGATTCTTATATAGCTGGGTATGGAAATACCACAAGTGCAATTAATGCCATTATTTTCCGCATGTCATCAGGCAACATAGACGCTGGAACTATAAAGATGTATGGGATAAAAGGATCGTAATATGGCAGTAGTATCAGGTGGAACAACATTAATAGACAATGGTGCTTTAGATGCTGGAGTACCAACAGGAAGTTTAATATTACTTTCAACTCAAACAGCAAG